GTGAATGACGCGCTAGTTTCGGTGAGTGATGAGCTTGCCCAAGTGTAGTTGTAGCCACCTAGAGCATAAGTGCCGGTCAAAGTGCCGTTGTTTGGCAGCTTGAAAAGAACAATTTTGCCGTTAGCAGTTTCCTGTAGCGAAAATGCGATGGAGTTATCATTCGCGTAGATTTTTGTGGTTTCTGATACGCCGTAAAGAAAACCGCTGCTGGATGTAATCGACCGCTGCCACTGAATGGTACCGCTCGAGTTCCATTTGGTGATGTAGTGGTATTGGGTATAACCGCCCGAGATTGCGTAAATGTTGCCAGCCGAGTCGATGGCCATGTCGTAGCCGTTAGGTGCAGCGATCTGGCGAGTCCACTGGTGATTGCCTGATGAGTCGCCTTTCATGACGTAAGTCTGTGACCCTGTGCTGACCATTAGGTAAAAGTTGCTGCTCGAGTCGGTGACAATTTGGCGTACCTGGTAGGTGCCTACAGCGATGTAGCGCACCCAAACTTTGTTGCCCGAGGTGTCGAGTTTGAACACGAACGGGTACGGCGAGGTGTTGCCTGATTGTGAGCCTGCGGTATAGACATCGCCAGCGGCAGTTGCAGCGATAGACCAACCGTTACAGTTTGGGTCGCCCTGTAGAGCTTTCTGCCACTGAATGGTGCCGCTCGAGTTGTACTTAGCAACCGTCCACTTGTTGCTACCGGTACCAGTCTGGCTGGCTTTGGTAACTAGGTAAGTGTTCTCTGACGAGTCCTGCGCGATCTCTGCGCCCGAGGTGCCGCTAAGAGTGAACGAACGCGACCAAGTCTTGTTACCGCTAGCGTCGGTCTTCAGTAGTTCGCTCGAGCTGCTTGAGTTGTTTGGGAATACAGTCTGATAGACCGAGGTGCCAAACTTACGGATTGACCAGTTCTTAGGGCTACCGCTCGAATTGCTCCAACGCTTCGACGTGCCTGCCGCGATAAGTGGGCTAATTGTGGTGTATTGCGAGTAATACGGCGAGTTGGTGTCGACCGATGGCCAAAGTACCTCGCCTGCGCCATCGAGGTAAATACCTGCAGACGTTAGGTTCGCGGTCGATAGCTGCGTCAAGTAATACTTGATGGCTCCGCCCGAACTTGCGAGAATACCCAAAGGCAACATGGCTAGGCTCCTAGATCACCGATTAGAGCGTAAACGCCCGAGGCAACACAAATAACCGTTGCAGCTGAATACTGGGCGGCGGTCTTGACGTTGCTGTTCTTGCTCTGCAAAGTTACGCCCGAGCCTGCTGCAAAAGTAATCTGGCCGCTGCCTGCCTGGTAAAAGTCGATTCGCTGGCCTGCGGTGAGGACGTTGTCCAAAGTGATGGTGATTGCCGAGCCGGTCGAGCGGATGAGCTTGTAGGCGTCTGCTGCGAGGATTGCGTAGTTTGCGCTCTTGTCGCTGATGGTCTGTGCCTGTGCCGGGACGAGAGTAGTCCATGCCGAGCCGCTGTAATACTCAAAGTTCGATGTTCCGGTCAAGTATGAGACCATGCCGGCACTCGGGCTAGTGATCGCCGTCGAGCGTGCCGTCGAGTCTGCGAACACCATAACCGTCTGGTTCATGAGGTACGCGTTTAGTTCGGACGCGGTAAGCGCGTTTCCGTTAACAAAAGTTTTGTAAGCCATTTAACTAGCCCTCCATAGTTCTAGCGTAGTAGACCAGTTGTTAGGGTCAATGGAGTGCTTCACTCGTGTCACCTGGTACTTCTGATCTATGTTGATGTTTGATGTTTGGTACTTCACGCCGATAGGGGTTCCGGGCGTAATGGTGGCCGCGTCGGTGAGCGTTCCGAGGCGGTTGATTGTGGGCGTCGTAACTTCTTTTACGAGCTGCTTTGGTCGTTCAATGAACGCTAAGTCCATCCATGTGGATAGGTAGGCTTCGGCTGACGCGTTGACGTTCGAGTTTTGCGATTGAATACCGTACAGCTGAATGGAGTCGGTGTTCTCGCGCAATAGCGTCTTTGTGGTGTCGCTGGTCATGGTGGCTTTGATGGAGTTGACTAGGTCGTCTGGGTTTTGGTTCACGGCTAGTCCGCTCATGCACCAGTGGTTAGCGTCGCTGTGGTTGTTGCCTACGGTGTAAGTCGGGGTTGCGACGGTTGTGGTTCGGTCGCGGTATTCGATGGCTTGAGTTACAGGGTTCAGCCATAGGAGACCTAGTTGGGTGTCTAGCAGTTCCTTGACGATGTTGCCAGCGGTCTGGGCTGTTTGCTGTTGTCCTGCCATCGGGATTACGCCAGGATCGTTGGAGCCTGAAACTGTTAGCCCGGCGTTTGCGGCTAGGAGCGCGAGGATGTCCGTAACGGTCTTCGAAGTGCCTACATGGTTGTAGGTTGCGCGAGTATTAGCAAAACGCTTGTACGCGTCTAGAGCGGTTCCCTTGATGAGGTTAGGAGCGTCTGGACGGTAAGCAATGTTCATGTTTTCGATGTAGCCGGTAAAGAGCACCTGGTCGACACCGGTAGCAACGAGGCGCACGCGGAATTGAGTTCCGTTACGAACTGACGAATTGTTATTCGGGTCGAATGTCCATGATTGCAGCTCAAAATTGCAGTTGCTAGGTTCGGCGGTGTATTGGATTCCGCCGGTCTGTCCGCCACCGAGTTGGATGTCGATTTTGGAGACTTCGGCCTCGACCGATTGCCATGAGAATTGGTAGGCGTTAGTGTCGCCTAACACGTCCTCGCCGCCGATCAGTGAGTAACCGATAACAAAGTAACCGTTAGCGGCTAGTACGTCGTTGCCGCCGATAGCCGAGACGCCAATGATGAAAAGGTTATCTGCCTCGTTAGGCAGGTACATTTCGACTTTGAGATTTTGGGCGATGTCAAAGTTTGAGACGGCCATTAGTAAGTACCGTTCTGCTTACCCCAGCGTGCCAGTACCGAGTTCACGTCGGAGCCGGTAATGGTTGTGCCGCTGTTGTTGAAGTTGACGGTTAGTGACGAGTTCGCGGTTGGGGTAGCGACGGTGCGACGTGTTGCGTTGACGATGTTGTTACCGCCAAAGGTCACGTCTTGCCATTTACCATTCATGACTCGGATGATGTTAGAAATAGACTCTCCGGCAATTGCTAACGGACTACCCATAGAGCTGACGGTCAAAACCCAGTCGAGAATGTCGTTCATGCCCTTAGAAAGACCGATTTTTTTGAGTTCACCGTTCACGAGTTTGGTAAATTCGCCAGTCTGCTTTGTACTGTCGGCAAAGTGATCTCCGAGAATTCCAATGGTGGTGGCAAAGTCGTCAATTGCTTGTTTGCCGTCTGCGCTTGAAAAGTATGCGGCAAGGTCGTCGGCTACTGGTAGAAACTTCTGGCCGATTTGCTCTTCAAGTTCACCAAAAATTACCTGCAGATGGGCGTATGGGTCGCTTTTGGCAGCTGCGTCCGAGGCTCCTGCGAACGCGGTCGCTAGGTCGTCAATAGGGGTTTTCGACCCTTTGAGGCTTGGTAGCAACTTGATTAGCGCGGTATCAGTGCCGTTTACGCTTTTGGCCATCGCCTGGGCGACCGAGTCGAGGCTCTTGCCCGAGCCAGCGGAGGCGTCCAAAGCGATAGACATGAGCTTATTGGCTTCTTCGACGTCACCAGTCGCTAGGGCTAACTTGCTGTATGCCGGGCGGAGTTCATCGTCGGCAATGCCCTTGGCGTATGACCACTGCGTAATTTGTCCCTCGACCGACGCGATAAGAGCGTCACTTGCTCCTACAGTGTTGCGGAGTGAGGTTGCAAGTAGTTCCTGGCTTTTGCGATCCTCGATGGCTGCTTGTGTTGCCTGACCAATTTCTCGGGCTACAGCTGCAAACGAAAGTCCTACACCGATACTTGAAAAAGCACTTTTGGCAAGAGATGAAAAACCTGAAACCTTGCCGCTTAGTGTGTGAAGTTCACCAGTCGCGCCTTTAGTAGCCGAGGTGAGTCGCTTGTAATCACCTAGGATTTCTACGTTCAGGATCATGCTCATGGTTTTACTCTAATTCCTTGATGAAGGCATTTACTTCAGCGATTGTTAGTTTTCTGTACTCACTTGGACTAATGCCGGTCGCTATGCAGAAACGAGCCATTAGTTTGGAGGCGTCCGCTAATGCCTTTAGTCTTTTGGGTCTGTGTGCTTTTCAATTGTGGTCTTGATGGTTCCCTGGTTCATGGCCATGTAATCATCGAGTTTCGCAGCTGGTGTAGTTCGTCGTTCGAGAATCCATGCCAAAACTGCTGCTGGTCGGCCGAGTGGCAGACCGTTGCCGTACACTTCTTCAAATGGTTTTCCGTTCAAGGCGTTGATTTCCTCGAACTCTGCCATCGTTAGCATTTCTACAATTGTCATTCCGTTGGTACTCCTGGGCTATCTTGTTGGTCGATAAGTTTTTGCATTTGTGCAAAGTAGTTGGCGCGAATTTCGTCGCGTGTGTAGCCGAGAGCCGTAACAAAGAATGGCTGCGGTTGAATATGCCGTTTAAACCAACCCCAGTGTATTGGGTTAGCGTACGGAACACTCGCTCGACCTGCGCTAACGGTGGCTTTGCCTAGGGCTTTACCTGCGCGTAGCGTGCCAAGCAATTTGCCCGAGCGGACTGGCACCAAGGGTCTAGCGGCTTGGAGGACTAATTCGGCTGCGTCTGCGTTAGCCTGTTTGATTTCCTCGGCCGGAACACCGATCTCTTGCAGTGCTTTTAGTGCCTGCCTGAGACCGGCAACCTTGATACCAGCCTGCTCTGGCATGGTTATGCCGAGGCGTCGAGAGTTACGCCGTAGTAGATACCCGAGGCTGGGTTGTGGGTCGAGTTGTCTACGGTGAGCTGAATGGTGAACTTGGTTGCCTCGTTGCTGTTCAGGCTCATCGGAGGGAGTGCGTCAAACTTAACGGTTCCCTTGTAGTGAGGCTGGCCAGCTGCTTCGGTGCTGTTGCCGTTAGGTGCGATGGTGAACGCGGCGGTGGTGCCAAAGTTCGCCCACAGTACACGGTAGAGCGAGCTTGCGTCGCCCGAGGTAATTCCCTCAAGTGAGAGAGTCCACTGGCCGCCGGTGCGCTGCTCGCAGAAAGTCTGAACG